TTCCTTCATGCAGGATGGCTGGTAGCTCTACTATTTCCCATGTGGGAGAGTCTGGGTTCTTTACTTGGTAGTCGATCAACCGTCCGGTCAAGTCCAGCTTACCCCAGCGCGTCATGATGACAATGATCGCACCGCCCGGCATCAAACGCTGGAGTGGGCCTGTTTGAAACCAACTCCACGCTGTATCAAACGCCAGTCGGCTATTTGCCTTTACGTCTTGTTCTGAGTGAGGGTCGTCGATAACGAATAGATCAGCACCACGCCCAGCCAGAGCACCACCCACGCCAGCAGCATAATACTGGCCCCCAGCAGCAGTACTCCATTTTCCAGCAGCCTTTTGGTCATCTGCAATAAGAGTTTGAGGAAATAGTTCATGGTATTGCTCATCATCTAATAAATTCCTTACTCTGCGTCCAAAGTCTTCGGACAGGGAAGCTGTGTGCGTTCCCATGATGATTTTTTTATTAGGGAAATTACCTAGAAAATATGCGGGGAACAGATAGCTGGAGAACTCAGACTTACCCATACGCGGCGCAATATTGATAATTACTCTCTTCTTTTCTCCTCTGATTACCGCATCGAAGATGCGTGCCAGCTTCCTATGATGCGGCCCAACTTTGAATCCGGGGTATACGTGCTTGGCAAACTCCAGCATGTTGGTGCGCCCAGACACCAACTTATACCGCTTCTCCCGTTCTTCTAACATGTCCATCAACTCTACCTTCTCTTTAAGAGACATGGTGGGAAGGGCACGCTGAATTGCCTGCGCTTCAGTTGGGCTGAGCGTCAGGTCTGTCAGTTTCATTGGTGCTTTCGTTTATTTCTACATCCTCAATTGGCTCAGCGTCTGTCACGCCCATAAACTTAGCCAGCTTGTCTTTGAGTTTCTTATCAATCTCTTCGTCGGTCAGGTCTGTTTTCTTAACTTCAATCTTGTCGGTGAACAAACCAACTTCCGTGACCTTGCCCAACAAACCCAAAGCTTTCAAGCGGATGTTGGCGTTGGGGGATTGCGTTTCCTCAAACAGTTTGGCCACCGTATACCCACGGAGTTCTTTGGCCATCTGTACAAATTCCCAGTCATACGCTGTCAGCATGCCCGTGATGTGGCGCACAGCGGCTGGAGTTTTAAGTTGTAGGAGTTTGGTTTTTTGTTCGTCAGTGTCTTGGTCAGACACAATCATCTTAAATGCGTCGCGTGCCAAATAAGTCTGGGTTTCGGTGTTTATTTGGTCGTCTGACGTAGCGCCTAGTTCTTCTAACCACTGCGCGGTGGCAATTTGCGCCGACAGAAGATCCGCTGTATCTACAGCATCAATTGACATAAAGTCTTCCAGACCGGCGGTGTCTGGTGAAAATTGCACCAAATGCTCCAACATTTTTATTGCTGTGTTTTTTCACAGGGTTGTTGCGCGTTAGTTTGCAGTGTACACTACTTTTCAAGTAGTGGGAAACCATTGCTTCTCCTTCAGTTGTTGGTTCAACTGTTCGCCCCCGGTAGAAATACCGGGGGGTTTTTTTAAGACGCTTCAGTGGAATACTTAAACTTATTTCCAACACCACTACGTACCAGCGTTGAGCTGGATTTACGCAACGAGCTTCTACCTACGGTTGAACACTACATCAACACGCACGGCGTGCCGTACAGGGGCCAGTCAGGCTACATCTCTACCTTTAACGTAGCTACCGCGCTTTTGGAACAAGATAATGACCTCCGCTTAAACCCGCTTACTGACTACATCACGGCAGCGACAAGAAAGTATTTTGAAGATGTCTCTTTGGATTATTCTACGGCAGAGCTAAAACTATATTATCTATTTAACAAAATGACTTTTGGTGGGGAGCACCCAGTACACGCGCATCCGGGGAGTCTTTTGTCTGGCGTGTTCTACATAAAAGTGCCGCAAGGCGCACCGCCAATTGTGTTTAGAGACCCGCGCAGTTACTACAACCACACACAGTATCCGGTTAGGTTTGGCAACCCCAGAGACATGTACAAGATATTCCCAGAGTACGTTCTGCACCCTGTCGATGGGTTAATGCTTATGTGGCCAAGCTGGTTAGAACACCAAGTTCCCCCCAGCAAATGCGCGGAAGAGCGTATTGCCATCTCATTCAACGTACTGCTGTAAGTTGTTGGTGGCTCCTATAGGGCAGGGTGTGGACAAGTGAAGCACACGAAAAATCCAACAGGGCCAATTCGTTTCCACCAACGTATATAATTTAACAGGTGTCCAATGTTGGACAAGAGGTTTTATAATTTTTTATAAAAATTTATGGGGGTGGTATTAAGTATTACAAAAGTGTTGAGAATCGGTGGGGAATAGTGTTCACGACCAGTAGGGTCGTCGCTGTCCACAAGGGGTGATGGGGGTATGGTGGGGTCTAAGGTATTACGATTTTTCATGTCAAGGGTATTCCACAACCTGTTTGTGCTATAATAGATTTATCGATTGGGGGAACTCAGTCGGTCTGTCGCCCCGCCAGTTGCGGGGTTTTTCTTTTGGAAAGCTATCTATGAAACTCGCAACAGCAATCAACGCAAACATCTATCGTGCAATCGTGCCTACTCTGAAACTCGCAGACATATCGTCTGCCAGTCTGCTAGATACATTGCTCAGTAATGGGGTTGCATCTCGTACAGACGCATTGCCCTATGTCGTGTTCTATGTCTCTGAGCTACCTACTACCAAACGCAAGCCTTACGAGGGTCAACGTGGTTGGACATTCGGGCGAGGTAACGCAGAGGACAAACGGGTCAATCGTATTCTCAACAACATCTTTGTAGACGTGAACGCAGACACAAAGAAACCAAAGACAAGCAAGAAGACTGACAAGGTGGCTCAGCTCAAGAGTGCCTTTGAGAAGCTGACCTCAGCAGAGAGACGTCGTTTCTTGCTGTCTCTCAACCACTCGTTGGTGCAAGCGTAACTGGCAGACATCTTGTCTGCGAGTTTTTTCAAAGCGGTGTGGATGTCTCGTCCCACCGCTGTTTCTTTTCTTGTCAATCTGGAGATTATCAACATGGTCTACAAAACCAAAGTCGTGCGCCTTGGCGCATTTTGGAAAGTTCAATACTGTGTTTGCGGTCAATGGCTCACATTCAAAGACTGCTTCTGCACTCGTGCCGAAGCCCGCAATGCTCAGTTTTGGGTAGCGCGGTTTTAAACAGGGGATTCTTACAACGCATCAGCAATGGTGCGTTGTGGGGGCAATCCTGCCCTATTCAACTTATGGAGAGTCATCATGACCAAATCTCAACTGAAAGAAATCCGTCAAATCCTCGCACACGAATACCGCATGGCTATCGTCTGCAAGCGCACATTCACACCAATCTGGTATCTGTTCGTATAAGGGGAACAACATGAAACCATCAATCAAAGCCAAGCTCAGCGTACTCAAAACACAACTAAAAGCAGACGAGGAACTCAGGCGTAAAGACCCACGGCGTGCTGAAGTCTTGCGACAGGCAAGGTGGAAAGAGGAATGGAAAGAAGTAAAGGCATCATGCGTACAGCTCAAACTCCTCTGACAACAGGCAAACTGGCAGACAAACTGTCTGCCAGTACAGTAACTAATCCTTCTACTGTGTTTATATACAGTAGTGGGTATCATACCCACCATTCTGCGCTACTGGACACACAAGTGGGTGCGAATTTTTTCAAGCACTGGCGGGGCTTCTTGCGTTGTCCAGCCCACAATACCTATATATATATAAGAGATAAAAAGATAAATATATATATATATATACAAACAAGTGGACATTTAAATTAAAAAAGAAAAAAAGTTTTGATCTTTCCAGAATCAGATAGGTATGTAGGCATGACATAGTAAAATCTTCAGCAACCACGGGCAAAAAACCGCACCCACTAGTGTGTCCGCAAATGCAAAATGGTGGGTATGGTCGAGCAACAAGTGGGTGTAGTTGACTTAAAAGAAAGGTCTTTCATATGCAAAAGGATTACAAAACTTGTGCGAAGTGTGGCGTATCCAAGCCCCTCCCGCAATTCAACCAACGCTTATCTCGTGCACAAATGCAAGCACGAGGCATGCAGGGAGAAGTATTA